GAGACGATAGAGACTTTGAAAAGATTGTTGGAGTCTCAGGGTTTCAAAGTAATCGAGATAATAAATCTGCCTTCGGGCCTAGAGATAAGAGTTCGAGTTCCGCCGATCCGGAGATGAACCAGTTCGTTACTGATGTCTGGGATATCATTGATGAGCTTGGTAATCTTTTAATAAGTAAGCAGAGGGATTACGGCCCCGGCAATATCAACAACGCCTTCGGTGGCCCAATGAACGGACTGCTTGTCCGTATGGGTGACAAGTTCGAACGACTCAAGAACCTATTTACATTTGGTGATGGCAACCCACAACACGAACCTATCGAAGATTCATTCAAGGATCTTGCTAACTACGCCATCATTGCCATGATGGTCAAGCGTGGAAAGTGGCCTAAGAATAAACTATGAAAAAAGTTTTCTTTTTTTTGATTCCAATTCTTGTAATTACAGCATTGTATTTTGCCATTAGATTTTTAATCGACACCATCATAGAGATGGATGATGAGGGTAGTGTCGGTGAGTGAAAGAGCTAAAGACCACATCAATGATCTAATCAATGTATCCGCTTTAACCATCTACCGAAGGTTCATTGGATATGTGGAGTATAAGGATTTAATACAGGAGTTAAACATCTATGTGCTTCAGCGACCCAAGCTTGAAGAAGATCTTGATGAATCTTATACCGTCTCAAAGGATGAAACAAAGTGGGTAGCTCGAAAGATTATGGCTCGGTTCCGCCGGCATATAGAAAAGTATTCTCGTAAAGAAAAGGCAGCCAAGGTTGGATACTCAACCGGTGATGAGTTCTTCTATAACACAGTAACAATCGCATCTATCTTACCTGTTGCATTGCAGTTTGATGTGCAAGGGGCAACCCTTATTGACAAGGTAGATGATGGACAACCAAGAAAATCTCCAGCACCTAACGAAGGTGGCAACCTCATGGCTATGGCTATCGATGTTAAGTCTGCTGTTGAACTGCTAGACAAAGATGAACAATACATAATCGATCTAAGATATGGAGCTTCCCCAATGACCCTGTCGGATATAGCAAAAGAGTTAGGACTCTCTGATTCAACTGTAGATAGGAGAGTGCAAAGAATTTTACGAAAGATCATTGATCATCTCGGAGGGCCTACGCCATGGGCCTAAAGATAAACCTTGAAAGATATGAGGTTGTGATGGCAGTTAACACGGCAGTTGAAAGATATGTAAGTACGATGAAGAACCAACAAATGAGAGGGTTAGGCGACCTTGATCCATGGCAAAGAATACTTCTTGATGTTGATGGGTGTGGTGCAGAAATCGCTGTAGCCAAGTATCTTGGCGTTTATTGGAGTGGTGCTTTCGGTCAAGGTGGTGTGGATATAGAACCAAACATAGATGTTAAATACACCAAGCATGAGCAGGGTAGATTACTTGTAAGACCTGAAGCTAGAGATGATATTAAGTTTGTTTTAGTTCGTGGTGGTATGCCGAACTATGAGTTAATCGGTTGGATCATGGGTGCAGATGCTAAGAATCCTGAGTGGTTAGATAAACCTGATTGGAAAAGACCAGAGATCTACTGTGTACCAGAAGAGAGTCTACGAAAGTTTAGAGGAAGCTACAGTAATTAATGGCTAGTTATGATTATGAATGCCCGGGTGATGGCGAGATTATTGTTATCGAAAGACCTATCTCTGAACCCGAAGGTGAATATGCTTGCCCTACCTGTGGTGCAAAGCTTCGAAGAGTTTACTCTGCTAACCCTACGATCTTCAAAGCTCAAGGTTTCTACTCAACGGATAACTTCCGTAAATGAAAGAACCCCCTCCGAAGAGGGGGCCCTTTACCTAGAGTGGAGGATCAAGTCCACTACATTTATTTTAGACCATCGCTGTGGCCATCGTCAAGCTACCTACCATATTCTTCTTTCAAGAACTTACCACAGTAAGGCCAAGGCTTGGCCCCACGATCGGCATAGATATGAAGAGCTACATGGAACTGCTCTCTCAAGGTAGCTTTCTTTGGTGGAGTATCGCTGTCACCGCCATGAGCTACCCAAGTCCGAGGGTATTCAATTTGAAATGCCCCTTGGAATTGTTTCTTGGTGCCGCTTACGGCATTAAGTCTGCCATTGGATTCACACTTGGCTAAATCTTGCCAAGCTTGAGGGAGATCGGTGAGTTGAATGTCAAGAGGAATATGGATCTCCTCTTTAATCACGATCTCCCGGGTGGGAATATCTTCTATTGCCGGGAGCTTCTCCGGAGCCAGCACTAGGCCGGCTCCGAAGGCAGCGATCCCGATTATAAATCGGTGGATCATTTAAGTATCTCCTCCTAGAAAGATCGCCAAGATCCATATTAGGATCGGGATCCCTATTAATAGAGGGCTATCTTCACTTAGCCCTAGTGGTAGAGTAAAGAAAGTCAAGAAGAAGAGCAAGCCTCCTAGTCCATTCATGCCATTACCTCTTCGATCCAACCGCAGCTATCACACTCCGGGATCTTGGATCCATTAGGTATAGGCTCCGGGTAATCGTGGCCACACTCGCAGCGATAGGTATATGGATAGCAGCTCACGCAGCTATAAGATCCGCAGCCGTAAGTCATTAGGCCACCTCATAGATAAGCTTAGAGCCTACGGAATGGATAGCCTTACCCTTAGCTCGGAGACCTACGATTACACCTCGAGGATCCAAGGCTCGGAGATCGTGGATATCGCCGTCTATCACCTCGATATCATGCCACCTATCGGGCAGCGATATACCCTTATCAATAGGCAGCACGATCGCTATATTAGCTCCGGTGCTTACCTTATCGGTGATCTCTTCGATCGAATGGCCGGCAGCCGAGAATGTTAATCGGTATCCGGGAAGAGGCTCCGGCTCTCGATCCCACCTTTTAGAGTAATCATAGACCGAGGCCCCTCCATTCTTAGCCCTATCGATAAGCCATGGAGCAGCTATCTCCCAAGCTAGATCCGAGGCGACATTTAATCGGAGGCCCCACTTATTCCAAGCTCGAGAGTATCGATCGATATCATGAGCTAAGAGAATCGAGGCAGCCTCCGGAGCTTCTAGTAATAGACTAACCCGAGCCGATCGAGCCTTGATCACACTCTCGAAAGCTCCCCGGCCATGCGTAAGAACGCATAGATCCTTGCAATGCTTAAAGAATGCACAGGTAGTTGCCGGCCCATGCGTGGCCGGTGTTAGGGTGAGAGCAGCGATCCCTTGATATCCCGGGATCTCGAGAGATAGCTTCTTATTACTATCGGATCGGATAAGATAACCGGGAACGGATATCCCATAAGGGTGGAATATATCCTCCGCTATCCTCCTTGCATTAGCTATATCGAGAGCCGATATATTACCGGGATCCGGTAGAGGATCGGCCTCTCTTATCTTGATTAGAGATTTCATTCCTTGATCTCCTTGATCTTCTTGGCTACCTCTTCGATAGCCTCCTTGATATCAAGATAGATCCACTCTTGCCACCGATCCGGGTTATTACTATCGACAACCTCGAACCATGAATTGTTGATCCATTCAAGCTTACCGGCCTCCTCGAGATCTCGGAGATCCTTATCGCTATTTATCCCGGCCTTAATGAGGCGATCCGGGTATCGGATAATATGATCGATCCCCTTGATATCTATCCTCATCTCTCCAAGGCAGCGTATCTCCCACTCTCGATCTTCATATGAGAGCCGAGCTACGATCTCGCTATCTCCGGTGTAGAATGCCGGATCGTCTCGATCTCCTCTCTCGATCCATGGATCCTCGATCTCGAGAGATACCCCCTCGGGCAGCTCGAATGCTCGAGCTATTGTTTCATTCATTCTTGATCCTTATCTTCTAGGTATTGCATAGGTGAGGCGATCCCACCATGGCAAGGCCCGGAGCTATAACCCCGGGCCCCACCATGAAACTACCGCCGGAAAGATATCCGATAAGTCTCTTGATAGATCCGGATATAACCCTCTCGGATCCCTACGAGATAAGCTCTCTCGAGGGTGGCCTCCTTGGCCTCCTCGATCCTCCCCTCGATCTCATAGATAAGATTCTTAAGCTCTCCATGGAGAAGATCGATATCCGGGATCTCATGTCTCTTAAGTAAAGTCTCCGGGATCATGAGACTACCCCTCCTCCCATGGCTCGATATCTAAGAATGGCTCGAGGTGATGTTGCTCGCATATAGCCCCGGCCGGAGCAGACTTAGCTCCCTTATAGGTGATCCCCTCCGGGAGATCAATAAGCTTATCGAAATCTCTCTCGAGGCCGGCTTCGATAGCTCTCTTGCATGGCTCCACCATGGAGAGAGGTATCGGCGGATAGTGATTACCTCGGAGGTGGATCTCTAGCTTACGATCGAGAGAGATCTCCTCCATGCCGGCAATATCATTAGCGAATATGGATCCCATTACTTACGCCCTCTCTTCTTATTCTTAGAGAGGTGAGACTTAAGCTCGAGCTTGATAGCTCGGGCCTCTTCTCCCTTGAAAGTATTCATATTCGAGAGAGCGTATAAAACTACACTCTCTCCACTATCGAGGCCGTATTGATCATCGATCGAATTAATACAGCTCATCGCCTCAATATAATCTCGAGCATAGATCGAGGCGTTAGATCTCCACCATGGAGAGCGTTTAATATCTCTAGCGATCTCGCTAATAGATCGAGGCCCGGTATCCTCCTCGAGCTTAACCGGTAAATGCCCGGAGGTGTCTCCGGTGTTAAGATCCACGATCACTAGAGAGCCATTACCTAACATGGCCCTAACGATATCGCCGGATCCTCTTCTATCTGCCTCCGATAGGAGACTATCTTCTAGCTTACCCATAATTGATCCTCATTCTCTTAGGTAAATCGGTGATCAAGATAATCACCCCACCCGGCCCGGAGCCTAGAGATCCCGGGCCGGATAGGCTAACGATCTTTAAGCGTGGTTAGATCGATAACATTAAGCTTACCCGGCGGCAGCTTCTCCTCGGTGGAGATCCACCATTCGAGGCCCTCGAGCCTCCTAGCTAGATCTCCTCGAGGGATCTCTCCTCCCGGATAATAGATCGATACCGTTAGCCGCAGCGTACCGCTCTCCTCCTTGCT